GCCGATCGGTTTTAACGTGAGCAGTTGACACTGATCACGTTACCGTGATCAACCTGCCAACTCAGGAGAACAATACACATCGCCAGTATCATTATAGGTGCGGGCGAAATGCTGTTCGAGATTAATTAGGCCAGTTGTAAGTAGAGGTGAAGAAAAAGTGTCTCCAGATGCTTGTTGAATCTGCCTAATAATCGTGTCAACTGCTTCGTTGTTAAGATCCATTTTATCTGACAACCAGTTGCGATACGAAATGGCACAACATGGTAACAAATCAGTTTGTTGTGAAGTCATAGAATATGCTGCGTTTTTTCCAAACTGTTGTTGGTATTGGTAAGTTAGTGCCAGTAATTTCGTATCAAACATTTTATCAAACCATGCTTGATCAAAATCATTAAGTGGTAACTTTTTGCGTGGTTTACCATTAAGCGTATACTTAGTTGTAACGTTAGTTCGTAATTTGTCATTCAGTTGTGAAAAGATAGGCAAACCATCGCACCACTTAAGATTTGACAGATATAGATTGTGTAAGTAGGCCAAACGCTGTTTTTCAGTCAAATTATGAGCAGTGTCTGACCATGGGGTTAAATTTATAAATCTGTCAATTTTCCTAGTAATTCTGTGATGTTTGCAAAAGTGACAATAAAAGGTATGAGTAGAACAAAAGTCACCATCAGTTATTGTGTCAGAAATACTAAGATATTTAAGTGTTAAGCCTGTTCCATGCCGTAAATAATAAGGTGCGTAGGGATGTTTTACATACTTTGCAGGGTAGTAACACTTATAAAATGCACTACGAATTTCATCCTCAGTTATGCTTGATGGTAGTGCAACACCTGAGTCGTCACCTTTATCGGTAAGACCGTACTCAGAAGGTGATAATTTAAGCAACACTTCAACTACAAAACGCATGATAATAGTGTTGATGACGGTGTTCTTCCAAGTGGTGCTGCTTTCGCCTGAAAACACCTTATCGTAAACAGTGCATGATCCCAATGACTGATTAGTCTTATTCTCAAAATAGTTGGCGAAGATATTAGTTTTGAGAACGAATGCATGTTTACGCCACGTTTCTATATCAACATGGTGAATCTTCGGTGTCACGAAGTCATAAATTTGTTCGACCATTGCAAGCAACCTACGCTTAACTGATCGATCCATACCAGAGATATCGGATTGAACGAATCGTGTATAACCTTTTGCTAACCAATCATCGTAAATTTGGCCGAGTTCGTTCCAGGTTTTACCACCACAGTAACCCTTAAAGTTTTTAAAATACTGCTCAAGCGAATAGATTACTGGTCCCATGACGTATTTATGTTGTGCACACATTGCACTAATTGTTCGATTTTTAGGCAGCTCGCCATTGACGATTTCCTGTTTTTCAAACTTGCGAAATATATTTGCGTAACGAGTGTCAATCTTATGAAGATCGACACGATCAATTGCAAGCTGTTGTGAAGCGTCGAGGTGGTTGTACCATACATTGAAACTATAATGAAAATCTTTCAAAATCTCATGTATCTCTG